CAAAGCTAACTGAAAAGTTTTCAACAGTACCAAATGCTTTAATTCAAAACTTTATTGTCAGTTTAGAGGCAAGAGGATTACTTGTTTATTTACTATCACTGCCACCAGATTGGAAACTAAACATAAAAGATTTAAGTAAAAAGAATAACTTAGGTGAAAACAAGATACGTAAGCTAGTTAATGAGTTAATAGAATGTAAATACATCATTCGAGTTCAGGATAGAGTAAAGAACGGAACGTTCAAAAGTTTCGATTATTTTATATATGATACGCCTCAAACCCAGCAAATCCGTCCAGTTGATGATTTACCGCAAGTGGATATTCCACAAGTGGATATTCCACTAGTGGATATTAGGGACACATATAAAGAAAACAATATACAAAATAAACATAATACAAAAGAAACATATACTGATGCTTTTGAAGAGTTTTGGAAAGTATGTAAAAGAAAAATAGAAAAATTTAATACATTTGAATTATATAAAAAAATTATAAAAAAAGTTGATCCACCCATTCTTTTAGAAACGATGAAACAATACAATCTTGAAAAAGAAAAAACTAATACTGAAATAAAATTTTACAAGCATCCCTTATCTTGGCTACGTGCAAAAAAATGGGAGGATGAATACATAGCAGATAAGGATGAAGAACCACCAGAGGATAAGATATTAGAAAGCTGGTTGGATAAACATACAAAGCTAGATTATCAACTACCCAATGACATAGAAAAAAAATTAATACAAAAAGGTATGCTTAATGAAGAAAAAAAAAAGACAATATAAAGCTGAGGACTTATCCTACACATCACATAAACCAATCTATCAGGAAACACCCACAACAGAACAATTAAAGAAAAATGTGTATGAATGGGAAACACTCGAAACTAAAGTACAAAGAGCAAGGATCCTAACTCAGAACTTACTCGACACTTACCTACTTAAAAAACAAATAACTCAAGAGCAATATGATGCGGGTATGAAATATTACACATTATGGAGAAGTTCAGGACTGCAACAAAAAGTTACCTCATCTTTAAAACCTGTAGTAAGTACAAGTACAACAACTGATATGGCATCTAAACAAGGGGACAATTATGTAGCCCTAAATGAGGCTAGAATGGTCGTAGGTAAACGTTTATGTTCTATCCTAGACAAAGTGCTGTTGTATAATGAACCAATCAAAGTATGGGAGGAATATTACGGAGTAAGACCTAAAACTGGTATGTCAGTATTAATTGTTGCCTTGGACACTTTATGCGACCATTGGGGTATTGGCTAGTCGTCAGGATTATTTTCTTTATCTTTGTATTCGTCAATCTTTTGATTAACTTCTACTTGAGCATTTAAATCTAAACTAGGATCAGATGCTGGATAGGTAAAAGGTTTATCATACTGTTTTAAAGCATTATCTAAATGAGTAACATCAACACCATATTTCTTTAATTCACGAATATTATATTTCATGCATTTAAATAAATCTAATATGACATTATCTTTGCTATCAGCACGAGCAATATATTTTAACATACAAGCACGATTGTGATTAAGATTAAAGGCATCAACTACATCAAGAATTTCTATTTCAGTTCCGTCAGGAGTAATGCCTTTATAGTAATTAGGGTTAACGGGAGTCTTATTCTTCATGTAATGCTAACCATAAAGCAAAGACAAACATCACAATACCTAAAGCAACATTAGCATAGTTGTTATAAATCATGTGATGAATCGTATATAAAAGCATTGCGGGTGATAATAACACACCAGCACAACGTAATAAAAAGTTAAACATATATTTTTCCATTCTAAGAATTTAGACCAAAAAGGCATAGAATGCAAATAAATATTCACAAATATATAAAAAATATACTAAAAAAGAATATAGTTACTTGACTGGCAACCTGAAAAAAGCTATATTTAGTAAAGTTTCATAAGAAACTTAAATTTTCCTTCCTCCTCAAAGTCCTAATCATTTAGTTGATGGTTAGGCATTTATACAATGTTAGAATATTTTATTATTACTCTATGGATAGAGTTTAATGATAAGCTGTATGTAACTTACGATACTTCATTAAGATCAAATTGTAAGCAAGCATATCATTATCACAAAAAAAGATTGGAAAGTACAAACCAAACATTAGTGGCATTGAAGTGTACTAACATAAAAGAATTTAATTTAGATAAGATAATATTAGATGGTACAAAAATATATAAAAAAGACACCAGACCTGTTAAACAAGATTTGCCAATATATAGTCGAGGGTAAATCTTTACGTACTATTTGCAAACAAAAAGGTATGCCATCAGTACAAGCTGTTATGAAATGGCTGAACAATGATGAGAATTTTTATAGGCAGTATCAAACAGCAAGAGAAAATCAAGGCGACCTTTATGGTGAAATGATTAACGATATCGCAATAGAATTGTTAACGGGACAACGAACTGACTTCCAGAACTGTCGAGTAGCCATAGATGCACTGAAGTGGACTGTCAGTAAAATGAATAGTAAATGGTCAGATAGACAAGTATTGGACGTCAATCAGACTAATTACGTAGATGAATTATCAAAAGTACAAGATACTATCAAACAACGAATAGAAGAAAAAAACAAAGAGAAATCAAGGACTAATGTGGTTGCGATAGGCGATAAGGTGGGCAAAACCTCTTAAGAAGTTTAACACTACACACGTAGATTTTTCCTAGATTTATGCAGTATTCGGCTTAACTAACCGAACACAAGATAATAAAATCAATAACTTACAAAGATTAATACACAAAAACATACACAAAAGAGGTTATTTAGCTGTAATTTTATAACCCCCCCAAGTCAAAAAAACGACCTCGGCACTTATTATAGCTATACCACCATCTCCCCAGAGATACCCCCCTCTTTTTTTAGAACAGCCAATAGGATTCTATGCAAAATTCTGAAATTATAACTAAACTAGCCCTTGACCCTGTTTTGTTTGTCAAGACAATGTTAAATGCAAAACCTGAGAAATGGCAACAAGATGTCTTAGAGTCATTGTTAACTGATGATAAGATTAGCATCAAGTCAGGTCATGGTACTGGTAAGTCAGCTTTGTTAAGTTGGATTATTTTGTATTGGTTAGCCACTAAGATGCCATGCAAGGTTGCTGTTACTGCAAACACAGCAAGACAGTTAAATGATGTTTTAATGGCTGAATGTAAAAAGTGGCATAGACAAATGCCAGATGGGTTCAGAAACTTATTTGAGTTTAAGTCAGATAAGATTAGTTTGTTAGGTGCAACTGAGTCGTTTGCCACATTTATCACGAGTAGAAGAGAATCCCCAGAAAGTTTACAAGGCTACCATTCGCCCAACATGATTTTTGTATGTGATGAGGCATCAGGTATTCCTGATATTATATTTCAAGTCGGTGAGGGTGCTATGTCCACCAAGGGGGCAAAAACAATTTTAACGGGAAACCCAACACGAAATACGGGTTATTTCTACGACAGTCATAACAGTATGAAACACAAGTGGAAAACGTTTACTGTTAGTTGTCATGATTCTAGTCATGTCAATCCTGATTTTATTAAGGATATGGCTGATAAATATGGCGAGGAATCTAATGTGTATAAAATAAGGGTATTAGGTGAGTTTCCAGCTACTAATGATGACTCAGTAGTCCCCATGCATTTAATCTCAGAGGCAACGACTAGGGACGTAGAACCAAGTTCGAATGAAGTTATATTTGGCTTAGACATAAGTAGGTTTGGATCAGACCGCACTGCTTTAGCTAAAAGACAAGGCAATACGTTATTAGAGAAAATAAAAACGTGGCAAGGCAAGGATTTAATGGAAACAGTCGGCATAGTTGTTTCTGAATATGAGGCGTTACCTTATAGCAAAAGACCTACTGAGATATTAATTGACTCGATTGGGTTAGGTGCTGGCGTTGCGGATAGACTTCAAGAAATGAATTTAAACTGTCAAATCACCGCTGTTAATGTGGCTGAGTTACCCAGTATGCAAGATAAGTATATGCGACTACGGGACGAACTTTGGTTTATGGCAAGAGAGTGGTTTGAAAGTAGAGATTGTAAGATTCCAGAAGATGATGTGTTAATTGCTGAATTGACTGCACCAAGTTACACGTTTTTGTCTAATGGTAAAATAAAAGTTGATTCAAAAGAAATTATGAAAAGAAAAGGGCTACGAAGTCCAGATGTTGCAGATGCTTTTTGTCTAACTTTTGCAACTCGTTTTGGTGGATATAATAGTAATAGAAATTACAAATGGAATAGACCAATAGAAAGAAATCTATCATGGATCGTATAGACGACTTAGAAGAAGATTTGCCAATGGATATTTCGGCATTGATTCCTATAACTGAATATTTAATAGAGATTAAACGTATCAACCCCCAGATCAAATGGGAGGACTTGATGTATAATTGCATATTTGCGGGTGCATATATGGCGAAGTACAACAAAATGGACAAAGAAGAATATCTCAAAGTATTACGAGGCATTCAGATTGTTGATGATGATATTCCTGAATATTGTGTAGGTACAGCGTAATGCCTAGACCACATAAATTGGGTGTACCCACTGTAACGTATAATTTAAATATGCCTGTTGAGTTAAAAGAAAAGTTGGTTAAACAAGCTCATGTAAAAAGTCGTGAATTAGGCATACAAGTATCAATAGCAGATTTAATTAGAGAGAAATTAGAATGGCAACCTACAAAGGTAGAAAAGTAACATTAAACAAACCCACTCGTATTAGTAAAGGGCAGACGAGTTATGGGAAAAAAAAATTTCAAGTTTTTGTAAAGAATAAAAACAACAATGTGGTGAGAGTTACTTTCGGGGACCCCTCAATGAAGATTCGCAAAAACGAACCTAGTCGCAGAAAAAGTTTCAGAGCAAGACACAAATGCGATACTGCCAAAGATAAAACCTCAGCCCGTTATTGGAGTTGTAAAAAATGGTAAAAACAAAATCAATATCAGCCCCACGTGGGTATCATTTTATGAAAAAGGGTAGTGGCTATACCCTAATGAAAAACCCAGCGGGTGGTTTCAAACCACATAAAGGGGCAAGTTTAAAAGCGACATTTAAAATTCAAAAAGTGCATAAATGACTAAAAAAAGAAAACCCACTAAAAAGAAAAAGGCTGTACCCACTAACCCCTCGCTATATGCACGTGTTAAAGCAGAGGCAAAACGTAAATTTGATGTATACCCCTCCGCTTATGCAAATGGTTGGTTAGTTAGAACCTACAAAAAGCGTGGTGGCAAATATAGGACTGCATAATGGCAAAACCTAAAGGCGGTCTTACTGCTTGGTTTGGTAAGGGTAAAAAAGGTAATTGGGTAGATATATCCGCACCTAAGAAAAAAGGCAAGTATCAACCTTGTGGACGTAAGTCAGCAAAAAGTTCTAAGCGTGGTTATCCGAAATGTGTTCCGTTAGCTACTGCTAAGAAAATGACTAAGGCACAAATTAAATCAGCGGTTACTCGTAAAAGAGCAAACCCTAAAAGCAAAGTATCAACATTTAAAAAAAGGAGAAAATAATGTATCACGGAAATAAAAAAATGAAAAAAACTTCAAAAAAAAAGAAGAAAAAATAAACGAATTATTTAATAAAAGTTATACCCTTAATGGGTATTCATCAAATATTTACAAACAAGAAAAGAATTAATTATGCCAAAGATGGAAGAATCTCAACTCAAGGCGATTTTAAAAAACGAAGTTGAAGATGCTCTAAATTATTACGATACAGACTTATCTAGTTTCCGTATTGATGTTCAGGATTATTATAATTCTGAACCATTCGGTAACGAACAAGAGGGCAAGTCAAAAGTCGTAACTTCAGATGTGCAAGAAGTAATTGAACAGATCATGCCATCTGTTATGCGAATTTTTACATCAAGTAAAGATTATGTAAAATTTTTACCTCGCCAAGCTGAAGATGTTATGGGTGCAGAACAAGCCTCCCATTATGCTAATTATGTTATAGAGCAAAACAGTGGCTTTTCGTTATTTCATAATTGGTTTAAATCAGCCATGTTGTTTAAACTGGGTGTTGTAAAATATTACTGGGAAGAATCAGAAAACGTTACTGAAGAATCGTACAATAATTTAACTTTAGATGAATTAACTATTTTAACAGCAGATGACAATATTGAAATCATTGAACAAGATTCACGCCCAATAAATGAAGATGCAGAAGAACAAACAGATGAAATGGGTAACGTCGTACCCATTTCTATGGTCTATGATGTTAAAATCAAGCGTAAGAAAACATCTGGCGAAATTAAAATAATTAATATACCTGAAGAAGAATTTTTAATTCCTCGTCATTGTAAATCATTATCTGATGCTGAATTTGTCTGCCACAGAAGAGAGATGACAGTCGGTGAACTAGTTAGCATGGGTTATGATTATGAAACTGTATTACAATATGCGGGTACGGGAGAAGAATTAGATCAGGAAGAAGAAAAACTGAATAGGTTTGATGATATTGATGGCGGTACTGTTGACAATGATTCCTTAGATGATTCTAGACGTAAAGTTCTATACCACGAGATGTACATAAAAGTTGATGTAGATGGTGATGGGATAAGTGAGTTAAGACGTATTTGCTCTATCGGTGGATCGTATGAAATATTAGAAAACGAAGTATTTGATCATATTCCGTTTGCTTGTTGTAGTCCGATTCTAATGC